GCAGATTTACCATGGAAGACATAGAGATCCCAACTCTTACACATATTCTTATCAAAATTCTCACAAACATACTGCAAGTGCTCGTGCTTCCTCGGCTCCACGATTACTAGAGCCTTACTATATAAAAAGCCGGAATAGTGCAGATAGCTTAAAATAATGATACTAACAGTTATAACTCCTAGTATAATTGTATTTTCCTCTATAAAATACTGTAACCAAAGCCAAATCGAGGATAAGGCCATTATCTACTTATTGCCCCCATAATCCACGCATAACCTTGTTATATTGATCATGAGATTTCATGCCAAAGGTTGTATTGACTTCTGCAGGCTTATCAGCCGGTGCTAGCTTAGCAGCCTTTTCCTGTAAGGATTTCAAGATAGAACTTTCCTCTGGTGTAAGAGTAAGTGTCTGTTCTGCAGTCTTTGTCTTACATGTTGCATTGTAGAGGCCACCCTTTCCAAAAATACACATACTGCTATTTTCATTAAAAAGATAGCCAACACACAAGATTACAATAAAGGAAAGCCATGCTGCTGTAATTAGATTTCTCGTAGCTAAGAAAAAGATCATAAAAATAATAACACGTCTGAACCATGGTTGATTTAAGAATTTCTCCTGCTCCTTTGTAACTTCAAGCGGAAGGAAACGCCCACCAATATTAAGCGCAAACATTGCAGTTGCAAGAGCATAGGGGGATGATGCTATTTTCGCCATTGTTGCCTCAAAGGGTCCACTGGGTGGAGGAACCGCTGGTGGTGGACCAGAGAAACTCATCTATCTCCTTTTATCAATAAAAAATCAGAATAAGACTCTTAGGATATTTGTATCATATTTGCAATATACATTGAAACTGCTAAAGCTGTAAGAAGACCAACACGAGGACACCATTCCGCCCCTAGCCATATACTAAATAGAAAGACTATCCTCCATAGTGGTGATTCCCACAGTGCAACCATTGTTGATGGATATGCCATCCGGAGAGCAAGGCTTTCAAAGACGTTCCATCCTAAGAGCAAGAAGATCATAATGCTACGTAATATCATATCCAAAACCCCATGAGGTTCTAGATGTTTGGAAGTTTCATCCATCTTACTTTATATGTATGTTTCTATTTGTAATAGGAAGAAATCTACTTATATGAAGAAGATGAAGAGCTATCAGCTGGCATTAAATGACTTGAGACAGATGATGAAGATGATCGTATATCGCTTCCCTTGGATGCAGATGTGGTAATACGATCAGAAGAAATGGCCAGAGGACTTTCACCTAAAACTCGTTCAATAAACCAGCGGTGTGGACTTGAAATGAATTTTGTTGAATTATCGTTCGAATTAGACGTATCAGTAAATCCTTCAGATGAATCTTGCTTTTGTAGACGTGCAAAAATAATAAGAGATACTACACCTGCTAAAAGTCCAGTAGGCCAGTCAATGACACTTGCAATCAGAAATGGGAATATAAAGAATAATGATCTGCCTAGTGTGTTATCAAGGAATTCTAAAGACTTCCGGGGAGCAATTTCAATAAAAGAGCCTAATACAACTAGGCCTAGAACGCTTAAGATTGTAAGGGGCCAATGAAGAACTGTATAGGTGTCTGTAATCCAGGCGAGTAAACTCATATCAACATCGGCAGATGAATTTGAATTAATCTTGCTTTTTGCTTTTGGCGAACCTCCGCTAGCCTTTGGCGAAGAAGCTTCGCTAGCCCTTGGCGAAGAAGCTCCGCTAGTCCTTGGCGATGAACCAGGAGTTTTTGCTTCGCTTGGAGCCATTCTGTTAGAACCCCAAAGTTTTAATCAGATAAAAAGACATAGGTGGAACTTAGATGGAGTACGCCTCTATAGAGGATGCATTTCCACAATTAGAAAAGAAAGAAAAACGTCGCCATAAGAAAAAGGAAGGCTTTCAAGCATACGAATTACCTCCAACCGACCCTGATCGTCCGGCTGTAGAAAGAATGCCAGAGATTCCACCAATTAATACACTACCTAGTGACGATGATGAATATTTTGATGAAAGAAGTAAACAGTTAAAGAAATTTACTGTGAATAACTCATTGCCTCCACCAACATCAATCGCAAATCAAGCTACACCAACACCAAGTTTCTTTGGTGCAGAACCATTTTCAAATCCTAGCGAAGATACGATTGCATTATATAATGGCAATGTGGCAAAGCAAAGTGGATACATGTTAGATGCAGATTTCACCAAGTCCTTTGAAGAAACTGGATTTGGAAAATCTGCAGGAAAGATGGTGCCTACCCCTGAACTCCGGCAACGATGGAAGCCTCTATCAACAGATCGTATAGAAACTGCATTTACTAATGAATCAGGGGCAAAAGAAGCACTTTTAAATATCGATATTCAGACATTGCGTTCAAAAATCGATACACTTATGGCGCGCCTAGATGATCTTGAGAATAAGACTGATAGTGTAAATCCACAGCTTGAGATGTTATCCTTTATTATGACTGGGCTTTTCTTAATGTTTGCTCTTGATTTGACTGTCAAGAAATTAGCTAAATAGGTTTTAATCTCAAAGAAATAGAGCTAAGATGCGCAAATTATCAATATATTATTGATAATTGCACAATAAATGCAGAATTTATTCTTCATTTCTCCTCAGAAGCCAGATGCATATCCAATCATCGATACCCATTATGTATGGTATCCCATACATAATGGACTAACCTTTGAAGAATTCTCAGAACTTTGGCATAAGAAACAGCCTTATGCAATTTATTCCTACGGCAACATGTCGCAGTGGAATTATCTTTCTCGCATTTTCAATGTCCGCAAACGCTGGATTCACTTACAGACCTTGCCAGCAGAATTAGATGTCATATCAAATATATTCTCAACTATAACGGGACATCCATATGATTCTCATCATCCCCTTATTTCAGTGATCACATCAACCTTTCACAGTAAGGAAAAGATCTTAAGACCATGGAATAGCCTCCGTTCACAGACATACACGAACTGGGAATGGATTGTCTGGGACGATTCAAAGGATAATCTGACCTACGGTGACTTGTTAGAAATGAAGAAAAAGGATCTGAGAATGCGTGTGTATAAGGCACCAGAGCCTAATGGATCCATTGGCGAAATGAAGCGTCTAGCTGCAGGGGTCTCTTATGGTTCCTTCATTGTCGAATTAGATCATGACGACGACCTACATCCTGAACTATTTCAATGGTTAATCGACGCATCAAAAAAACACAAGGAGGCCGACTTTTTCTATTGCAATGCCGCAGAATTATTTGAAGGCACTCTGAAATCGCATTCTTATGGGGATTTTTTCGCCTATGGATATGGATCAAATATAAATGTGTGGTCAGAAAAATACAATCAATGGATAACACAAATTGATAATGGCCCTGCAAATGCAGTTACCCTCAGACATTTAATAGGCTTACCAAACCATATAAGAGTCTGGAGAACCGCCTTTTATGATAAGATTGGAAAACATAATCCAAGGCTAAATGTATCTGATGATTACGATCTACTCATACGAAGCTATATTCATGGAAAATGGTGTCATATCAGAAAATGCGGATATTATCAATATAGAAATGCCGACGGTAATTTTACCTTTATTCGCAACAGCCTTATACAACATAACGTGAAGCACCTTTATGAACACTATAAATCACAGCTTCCAAAGATTCCTGAAGGTCACCGATATCAACCATTCTGGAAAAGCGACGATGGGCAATATCCAGTCACGCATTTAACCTACGATCCAGAACCTCACCAGTATTCAATTGTAATGCTAGATGCTACGAAAGAGAAGATTGAAGCCATACTAAATCTTGGCCTATCATTTCACATTTACATCGTAGGTCCATGCCCTGACATACCCGTTGAATGGCGGAAGAAGGTGAGCTGGTGGTGCCTTGGCACAGAAGATATAACCGAGAAACTTCGGTATATCAAGCGTGGTGTTGCAACTGGTTCAACTGTGCTAACGGAGGAAGAACTTTGGCAGAAGTTTAAGACTGTTACAGAAAATTCAATGGTTCTGCCCGTATTAAACATAATAACACCATGTTGTAGACCAGCAAACTTACTAAAGCTAAAGGAATCAATTGACTTTAATAAGATTTCCATGTGGTATATAGTATATGATACCTCGCGCGATAGAACGTATCAAAAACAATTTGTAGGTGAACCAAAGATAACTGAATTAGAATGTTCCGATATTGGAAGAGCAGGGCATCCAATGAGAAATTTTGTAATAAAACAAATCAAGGAAGGTCTGATCTACAACCTGGATGATGATAATATTATGCATCCTGGATTCTGGACCTTACTACCAAAGATGAACAACGAACATTTCTACACCTTTGATCAGGTGAACAAGTCTTCGTTTGGAATAAACGGTGTTCTAAAAGGTGATACATTAAAGGTTCAAAAAATAGATACAGCGCAATTTGTGGTTCCTAAGGCCCTTGTGGAATCGATTGAATTCCAGAAGGATAACTATAAGGCAGACGGTGAATATATAATGGAAGTAAATAGGAAAAATCCAGGTTGCCATGTATATTTTCCACAGCTAGCAGCATATTATAATTACTTGACCGATAATAGTTAGTAAATGTCGTGTAATCTATGAACTCTAAATAGAACGAATAAACTCCCATTGTAAATCTCTGCAAATCTTTTCCCAAATCTTATCCTGTGCATAGAGCTTATCACGATTTTTTAATAGAGGAAAACAATGCAAGAAATCATCAAGCTCAAGAAGTTCGCAGAGCTTGTAGAGAACATAAGAATATGATAAGAAATTAGACCTTTCCGCTGGACAATGTTTCTGAAAGGATGGCTGAATTTCCTTAAACAGATAACGCAACTTCTCCTCTGTCTCTCTACCCATAACTGGTGCAGTGTGACCATTGAGTCTACTCAAGATATGAGGAACATGTTCATAGAAAGAATTATACTTGAGCTTCTTCAGAATCTCGCGTATCTTACTACGATTCAAGGATGACGCCTGTAAGCGCTCCTTCTTAATCTGTTCCTGAATGTGATCAAACACTTCCTCAGGTATTTCGGTGCTTTCCTTAGCCTGGAATTGTGCAAGCCATTCATTAAAGTGATTAATACGCTTATAGGCATAATAGGAAACCTCGCGAGGAGGATCCTTATAAGATGGCTTATCTGAGTCCATCAAGATAAGCTTATGAAATCCACAATGTGGACAGGAGACTGTAGCATCATTAATGGAAATCTTCATATCTTCACCACATGCATCGCACATGAAGGAAGTGTCATTGAGAGCATGCATGGATGGCCTCGAATAATGAGGATCTATTCTTTGTAAATACTGATCTAAGAGTGTATCACGACGCAAGGTATCTCCTTGTTCTCTGTATGTGGTTGAATAGGAGTTAGAAGGAGGCTGAACCTTTGCACCACTAATATCCTGGCGCGATGCATTTTCTAGGGCTTCAAATACACTACCTGGGCGCGCCCTATCAGCAACTGATATGACATTATCGGCTCCACGATTAATTCGGTCCTGAATATCATAATACTGAAAAAGGAGATCACCTGTCTGTAGATAATAATCAAAGACTGCACCCTTCTCATCAATGGAACTCAGCTTTTCCTTAGTTTCTTTGATCTCCTGCTCGATCTGATATCGTTCCACATCGCCTTGTTCCTTCTTATAATCTCCACAAAGCGTATCATATTTGGCCTTTAGCATAGTTGCATGCTCAGTAGAATCCTTGATCTTAGTAAGATAGTGTTGATGAACAGTATCTAGAGTTGTCCTGGCTTCTGGATTGGACCTCTTTGAAGGCCGTATCTTGAAGAACGGATCGTTCATATACTAAGGAATTGCTGGTCGCATTCTTTAACCCAGGTCATAGTGCGCTTGGAGAGACGAATATGAGATTACGGATACGCCCTTATTGCCTTTAGACAAAATTGATTTCTCTAGGTAGTATTGAGTAGACAGATGATATATTCAAAAGAAAGCCTTAATGAAATCCTTTCAGAAGGTGGAGCCACTGGTATAGAGGAATATGATAGGTATTCCCAAAGGCTCCGAGTGAAGTTCCGGTGTGAATGTGGTGCAGAGACTTCAAAGCGCTTTGAGATGCTGGCACTCTATAGACTTCCTTATTGTGAAGGGTGCAGCTTGAAGAAAGCAACAGAGAGATCAAAGGCGACTCTAATAGA